GCTGCGGAGGACGGCGGCGGGACGCTGGGAACCAAGGACTACCAGGACGGCCAGACGGTGACGGACGACGGCATCACGACGCCCACCAGCACCCGCGAGGGCTACACCTTCAACGGATGGACGCCTGCCCTGGGCGTGATCCACGCGAACACGACCTACACGGCGAAGTTCAAAGCGCCCAGCGACGCCCCGACGGCGACCACTGCCGACGGCGCTTATGGCGTGGAGTGGGACTACAACGCCAGCGCCACCACGCTGACCAGGAAGGGCCTGGCGGCGAGCTTCAGCAACCCGACGCCCGCCACGGCGGTGGACGGCAGCGGCTCCTCGCCGTTTGACACCATCGCGCCCTGGAAGGACATGAAGCGCTTCAACGTCGTGAACGGCACGCTGGTGCCCGACACCGACGCGAGCTTCGACGAGGCCGCCAACGACACGGTGGTGTACATCCCCGAGTTCTATTACACCGCCTACAAGGACACGACCAACAAGAAGTGGCTGTGGGCCATCAGCCCGACGGCGCTGGAGGGCTACAAGAAGCACCCCGGCTCCGGCTGTTATGTGGGCCGCTTCCACACCAGCGGCAGCAGCAGCGCGGTATTCACCAAGGGCGGCGCGGCCCCGCTGGCCAGCGTCACCCGCGCCAACTTCCGCACGTACAGCGCCGCGAAGGGCACCGGCTGGCACCAGATCGACCTCAAGACCTGGAGCGCTATCCAGATGCTGTACCTGGTGGAGTTCGCCAACTGGAACAGCCAGAGTGTGCTGGGCACCGGCCAGGATTCCGGCAGCGTGCAGAACACCGGCGCGACCACCGGCGCGGCCTACCACACCATCAAGCGCAGCAAGGCGAGCAACACCTACCGCTGGATCGAGAACCCGTTCAGCAACGTGATGACCTGGGTGGACGGCTACGTGGCCAGCAACAGGGCCAGCTATATCAGCACCGACCCGGCGAGCTACGGCGATACTACCAGCGGACTGGAGAACGCAGGCATCACGCTGCCCAGCAGCGGCTTCATCAGCGGCCTGGGCTACAGCGAGAAGTGCGCCTGGGCGTTTATCCCGGACACCGCGAGCGGAAGCGAGACCACCTACGTGCCTGACCGCGTGGGCTCCAGCTCCAACGTGTGCGTGCTTTACGTGGGCGGCAACTACAGCGCGAGCACCCGCTACGGGCTGTTCTACTTCAGCGCGGACATCTCGGCGGGCGACGCGAGCGCGTACATCGGCTCCCGTCTCCTTTATCAGCCCTGAGGGGGACTGGGGGCCGCAGCCCCCAGGAACGTGGCCGAACAATGAAAGGGATGATGGCTGTGAAATAGCAGCATAAATATAAGGGGTTACCCACGCTTTGGGCCGGTTTGTGGCTTTTCGCCGCGTGAACTCCAACTCCAACGTGTACGTGCTTTACGTGGGCGGCAACTACAACGCGAACACCAACTACGGGCTGTTCTACTTCAACGCGAACAACTCGGCGAGCAACGCGAACGCGAACATCGGCTCCCGTCACCTTGTTTATGATTCTATGATTTATCATTGCGTGGGTAAATACCGCAGCACTGGCTGAAAATTCTACCGACAGGACGGGGCTTAGTAGGACGCGCTTCCCGCCGCCGCGAGCGGCCTGGCGGGGGACGCGCCTCGAAACGTTCCGAGGTAAACAAGGAGGCATTTATGGATCATGCCTAAGAGGGTGGGCCATCTTTACGAAAAGATGTGCGATAAAGACCAGATCCGGCTGGCGATTAAGAACGGCAGTAAAAAGAAGAAGCACCGCCGGGACGTTCGGCGGGTGCTGAAGAACCCGGAAAAATACGTGGACAAGGTCTACGACCTGCTGACCACGGGCAGCTATACACCGACACCGCCGAAGGTGAAACACATCCACGACAAGAGCTGCGGGAAGGACAGGGACATCACCATCGTGCCCTTCTACCCGGACGGCATCATCCACCAGCTCATCGTGATGGCCATGCAGGACATCATCATGCGGGGCATGTACCGCTGGAGCTGCGCGAGCATCCCCGGACGGGGCAACGCCTGCGCGAGGAAGTACGTGCGGCGGGCGCTGGACAGGGAGCCACGCAAGACCAGATACTGCGGGAAAATGGACATACGCCATTATTACCCCAGCATGGACATCACCGGCCTCATGGAGCGGCTGCGGCACAAGATCAAAGACGAAAGATTCCTGGCGCTGGTGGAGCGCGTGGTGCGCTCGAACCCGCTGCCGGGGCTGGGCATCGGCTTCTATCCCAACCAATGGCTGGCGAACTACAACCTGGAGCCGGTGGACACCTTTATACTTACCCTGCCAGGGGTCAATTTTTATGTGCGCAACATGGACGACATGGTGCTGATGGGGCCGAACAAGAAGAAGCTGCACCGGGCGGTGAGGGCCGTGGACGGGCAGCTCCGGCAGCGGCTGGGCGTCCATCTGAAGGGCGACTGGCAGGTTTTCCCGGTGGACTCGCGGGGCGTGAACTTCGTGGGCTATCGGTTTTTCCACACCCACACCCGGCTGCGCGGGAAGTCGTTTCTGCGGTTTACCCGGCAATGCCGGAAGGTGGCCCGGACGCTGGCCGCCGGACGGCTGCCCAGCTACCACGCGGCAGCGGGGATCCTGTCCAGGGCCGGGAGCCTCAAGCACGCGGACTGCGTGCAGGCAAGGCGGCGATACTTCGGCGGATTAGACCGGCACAAGATTAAAAACGTTGTGAGGGGGCGCGTGCCCGGTGAGCCATTTGGAAATCATAGCGCGGTTCGAGCAAATGCTGCGGATGGCGCTGGACATCATCAACCGGCAGGCCGAGCTGCTGGCCATGCACGGCATTGAGACCGAGGACGGACAACTGGAAGCAGCGGAGCGGAAGCTCCGCGAGGACATGGAGGGATGGTGCTGAATGAACGCAATCGACAGGCTGATCGCGGTGGCCCTGGCCGAGCTGGGCTACCTGGAAAAGAAGAGCAACAAAGACCTGGACAGCAAGACCGCCAACGCGGGATCCGGCAACTACACCAAGTACAACCGGGACATGAAAGCATGGGCCGGGTCGGCGGGCATCAACGACCAGTGGTGCCAGAACTTCGTGGACTGGGTCTTTGTGACGGCGTTCGGGCTGGAAAAGGCCAGGACGCTGATATACAAGTTTACCAATTACACGCCGACAGGCAGCAATGCCTTCAAGAAGCGCGACAGGTACATCAAGCGCGGGAAGGGCAAGCCCAAGCGGGGCGACGTGATTTATTTCTACAGCTCCGCCAAGGGACGCATCGGCCACGTGGGCATCGTGACCAAGGTGACCAGCAGCAAGGTGTACACCATCGAGGGCAACACCAGCGGCGCTTCCACGCTGGTGACCAACGGCGGCGGGGTGCGGGAAAAGAGCTACAGCCTGACCAGCACCTACATCGACGGCTACGGCAGCGTGGATTATTCCCAGATCGAAAACGACAGCTACGACACGCCGACCGTGCCGGTGGAGGCCGCCTACAAGCTGGGCGAGCGTATTCTGAAGAACTACACCGAGGGACCGGACGTGAAGGAGTTGCAGCAGGCCCTGATCGGCCTGGGGTACAGCTGCGGCAGTTACGGCGCGGACGGCGAGTTTGGCGACTGCACCGAGATGGCCGTGCGGGCCTTCCAGGCGGCGAGCAAGTGCGAGGCGGACGGCGAGTATGGCCCGGAAACCCACGCGGCGCTGGAAAAGGCGCTGGCGGCCCAGACGCCGGAGGCCGAGAGCGCCGCTGCCCGGTACGTGCAGATTCAGAAGGGCAAAAAGTGCTACATCCGCAAGGGGCCGGGCACCGAGTACAAGGAAATCGCCGTGGCGCACAGTCTGGACAAGCTCAAGTACCAGGGCCAGACCTTTGAAAACGGCTGGCACCTCATCGAGTGGAAGGGCGAAAACGCCTGCGTGAGCGGCAAATACGGAAAGCTGGTGGAATGATGGACTGGAGGACGCAGATCCAGGTGGGCGTGGTCTGGGCCGACATCATACTGTGCGAGGTCGGCAAGGCGCTGCTGTACGTGCTGGCCGCCGGGGCCGTGGGCGGGCTGGCCGCGCTGGTGTGCGAATATTACCGGCGCGGGCATCGGAGGCGGTGACGATATGAGGATCCTCCGAAATGGGCTGCCGGACATGGCGCGGCCCGTGGTGCGCTTTCACTGCAAGGTCTGTGACTGTCTGTTTGAGGCGGAGCGCCACGAATACACCACGGAGAACGACTACCGAAACGGCTACTATCACCGCGCCCGGTGCCCGTGCTGCGGCAAGGATGTCACCGGCGGGGTTTTGGTAGAAAACTACTTGAAAGCGAGGGAGAACAGATGGAAAGATTCGGGGAAAACATAGTGCGGTTGATCGCCGCAGCGGTCGGCGTGATCGCGGGCTGGTACGGCGGCTGGACTGCCGGGAGCAAGGTGCTGGTGCTGCTGATGGTGGTGGACTACATCACCGGGTGCGCCTGCGCCCTGACCGGCCACAGCACCAAGACGGAGAGCGGGCACTTCTGGAGCCAGGTGGCCTTCATGGGGCTTTTGAAAAAGGCCCTGACCATGGCGGTGATACTGGTGGCCGCAATGCTGGACAAGGCCCTGGGCAGCACCGGCGACGGCGGCACGCAGATCGTCATGTTCCGCTCGGCGGCAGAGTTTTTCTATATTGCGACGGAGGCCCTGAGTATCACCGAGAACGCGGGCCTCATGGGCGTGCCCATTCCGAAGCCGCTGCGGAAGGCCCTGGAGGCGCTGCGGGACAAGAACGACGTGGATGACAATTAACCACAAGGCGGCGCTCACACTTTCTCACGGAGTGTGAGCGCTTTTATTCTTTAGAAAGGGGGGATAGCGAGTGGCAAACAACGACGAGGGCATCAAAACGACGGTCGGCGTCAAGGGTGACAAAGAATACAAAAACGCATTGTCACAAATCAGTCGGCAGCTGACGGTTTTGAACACCGACATGAAGGCGAGCCAGAGCGCCTTCGGCAGCCAGGCCGAGAGCATGGACGGCCTGCACGACCGCATGGAAAAGCTGAGCGAAATCTATGAGGTGCAGGCCAAGAAGGTGGAGCTCATCCGGGAGCAGCTGGAAAAAGCCAAGGAAGAGTACGGCGAAAACAGCAAGCAGGCCGACTCGCTGCAGATCGCGCTGAACAAGGCCACGGCGCAGATGAACGAAACCCGGAACAAGATCACCGACACGGAGCAGGGCCTGCAGACGCTGGCCGACGCCCAGGAGGTGGCCGGGGACGCGGTGGACGGCACCAACATGACGCTGAAGGAAGCGCAGCAGGTGCTGAAGGACGCGGCGAGCGCCGCCAAGGACGACGCGGAGGCCAACGAGGAGGCCGGGGATTCAGCCAGCGACATGGGCGACGCTGCGGACGACGCCGGGGAAGGCGTGGGCGGCTTTGCGGACGCGCTGAAGGACGCCGGGGACGCTGCCACCGGCGCGTTTGCCAGCGGCGTGGAGGCGGCGCTTTCCGCTATGGCTGCCATCGGCCAGGGGGCCGTGGACGCGCTGAAGGAAGCCTTTGACCTGGCGAAGGACGCGGGCAAGTATGCCGACGACCTGCTGACGCTATCCTCCCAGACCGGGGTGGATTCGGACAAGCTGCAGGAGTGGACATACGCCAGCAACTTCATCGACACCAGCGTGGACACCATTACCGGCAGCATGAGCAAGCTCACCAAGAAGATGAGCGCCGCCGAGGAAGAGGAAAGCACGCAGGCCGAAAAGTGGCAGGAGCATTTGGCGAAGATCGCCAAGGGCGAAAAGGACACCTGGAACGAGGTCACGACGGCCCGCGACGCCTTCACCAAGCTGGGCGTTTCCTGGCAGGATTACAACGGGAACCTCCGGGACAACGAAGAGGTCTTTATGGACTTAATCGACGCCCTGGGAAAGATCGAGAACCCGGTGGAGCGCGACGCGCTGGCCATGGAGCTGTTCGGCAAATCGGCGAAGGAACTGAACCCGCTGATTGAGGCGGGCAGCCGGGCCTGGCGGGACATGGGCAAAGAGGCCGAGGCCATGGGCACCGTGTTTTCCGAGGACAACCTGGAAATCATGGGCGCGTTCGACGACACGATGCAGAAATTCAACGCCACCAGCGACGCGATGAAGAAAACCATCGGTCTGAAGGTCATCCCCATGTTCGACCCGCTGGTGAACGCAGCGGGCACCAGCATGGGCAAGGTGGCCAAGGCACTGCAGGACGGCGTGAGCGGCGAAAAGCTGGAAGAGGTGCTGGACGAGGCCATCAACCATCTGATTGACGCAGTCATCGTGACCGTGGCGCGGCTGGAGGAGATGATTCCGCAGTTTTCCGAGCTGGTGGGCAAGGTGGCCACGCACATCACGGAGGCGCTGCCGGAGGTGCTCCACGTGCTGCTGCCGGGGGTGCGCAGCGTGCTTCAAAGCGTGCTGGACGGCATTTTGGACAACATCGAGCCGCTGGCAGAACTGGCCAAGGAGCTGATTACCGGGCTGGCCGGATTTTTGACGGATAACCTGCCGAGCATCGTGGAGGCGGGCGCGGAGCTGCTGGGCAGCCTGGCGGACGCCATTTTGGACGCGCTGCCGGAGCTGATTCCCGTGGCCATCGACATGATCGTGAAGCTGGCCGAGGGCCTGATCCAGGGGATCCCGAAGCTGCTGGAAAAGCTGCCGGACATTGTCAACGCCATTTGGGACGGCCTGACCAACGTGGACTGGTTGACCCTGGGCGGGCAGCTGCTGGGGGCCATTTGGGACGGCGTGAAGGGCATCGGCGGCAAGATACTGGGCAGCCTGGAGGACGTGCTGCCGGACATCGAAGGGCTGGACTGGGACGGCATCAAGACTGCCGTGGAGACGGCGCTGGGCGGCCTGGGGAGCTGGTTTTCCGGGCTGTTCTCCGGGGCGCTGCCGGACATCGAGGGGCTGGACTTCAGCACCGTGCTGTCCAACATCCAGACGGCGCTTGAGAGCATCACCGGGTGGTTTACCGGGCTGTTCTCCGGCGGCAAGACCGACGCGGAAAACCTGAGCTGGTCTGAAATCGGCGACAAGGTGGTCGAGGGCGTGCAGGGCGCAATCGGCGCGGGCGCGAGTTTCCTGTCCGGGGCCTTCACGACGGCCCAGGGCGTGATTGAAGCCATCCCGTGGGACGCCGTGGGCGACGTCATCAAGACCGGGATCCAGGGAGCCATCGACATCGGCGGCGCTTTCCTGTCCGGCGGCTTCGAGGCGGGCAAGGCCGCCATTGAAGCGTTCGACTGGGAGGGCACCGGCACGAAGATCGGCGAGCTGGCCACGCAGCTGGTGGGGCTGGCCGGGGACGCCATCGAGGGCGTGTTCACAGCGGGCAGTGCCGCCATTGAGAACTTCCCTTGGGAGGACGTCGGCGGGAAAATCGGCTCGCTGGCGGGCGACCTGGCGCTGCTGGCCGGTGATACCATCGAGGGCGTGTTCAACATGGGCAGCGCCGCCATTGCGGAGTTCCCCTGGGAGGACGTCGGGACGAAGCTGGGCGCACTGGAAGGGCAGATTGTCGAGCTGCCGCTGACGGGGCTGAGCGGGGTGTTTACCGCCGCCACCGCTGCGGTGAACGAGTTCCCCTGGGAGCAGACCG